GGGATACCTCTGGACGAAATTCGGCTCTGGCCGTTGGGCCGTGGCGGCGGTCGGGCGCGGGCGGATATTCTCATATCTAGTAAGGTCGATAGCCATCAGTCAATCCCCATGCTGTCTTTCCATTGTTTATCCAGCCGCTGTTTCTTCTCAGCCTGTTGTTTTCTCCAATTGGCCCGGCGGCGTTCGAAGTCCAGTTTACCTCTGGCTATGTCTTCTTCACGCTTGGCCTTGGCTTCTTTCAGCAGGTTATCTCGACGAGACTTAGCCGCCTTTTCCGGGTCCCACTGGAAGCGAGGAAGCTCCTCAATGGTGTTGGTCTCCGGGTCGGTGATGACAAATGCCCGGTACGTCGGCTTGATGCCCCTCATTATCTCAAGTTCAGTGCGCTGGTCGGACTGAATCTTGATGTCATCGAATTTCAGGCCACGGCCGTAATTCTTGTTGATTTCGCCCAGTTGGCCTTTATATGTATCCGCCACCAGAGACCGGATTTGTTCGGTCGGAGCCTTGGGCGGGTACTTCATGATCTCGTTCTTGCCGTTGACGTCGGTCCTGTCGTAGCGTTTGGCTATTTCATTGAATGCCATGCGCTGGGCTGTCTTTATGTCGAACCCGGTTTGCGGCATGTATGATTCAACGTACGCGTCGAATTCAGACCTCATGAACATTGGCAGGTCAGGCACTCCCTGCCTGAATGGCACCCAGCCCCACGGGTTCTTGAACGATTCTTGGTCATTGGACATTTCAGCTAGGGCTTGCTCGTTGTTCTTGAGAATCTCCTTGCTCGCACCCTTCAACGCCACTTTCTGTTGCGGGGTCATCATATCCAGACGGCGGATTTGCTCCACCGCGTCCGGAGCATTGACACCCATGTCCATTCTTGCGGCCACCTGTTTTATGACATCGACTTCGTTGTCGTTGAAGTCGTTCAACGATTGCGGAGCGTAAGAAGCAGCATAGCGCCAAAGTTCGGCCGCCTGCGCCAATGCCGGGCCGTCCGCTCGGTTGTTGGCGCGGAACATGCCCTGCACCTCAGACGGGACCACTTTGAATTCCCGCATGATGCGCACGGCTGGATCGATGTTGTTTTCGCCACCGGATTGGGTCTTGTACTGTTCATAGCGCCTATCTACGGCAGCTCGCGCTTTCTTGTCCTTGGGGTCGATACCATAGCCACCGGCCGCTATCGAGTCAAGGTCGGCCGCGACGGCTTGCTCTTCGACTTGTGCTTCGCGGCCCTTGATAATAGCCCGCTTCATGGCTGTCATAGTGGAGCCATTGATCAAACCATCGTCGAACATACTCTGCACAAAGCTTTCATCTATGCGCGGGTCTCCGGCGTCAATCTGCAGCCAAGCATCGGAGGTGATTTGCTGCTTTCTCTCGGCGGCGATTGCTTCACGCTGGGCCAGCTGCTTATCCACGGCGGATTCCAAGGCAGTGGCTCTGGCCAGTCGCTGGGACGGAGACAGATTGCTCGGAATGTCTTCATCACGGAGAGCGGCTATGGCCACCTGCATTTCATCAAGTGCTCGCGGGTCATCAGCGCCGGCCAGCATTAGATTGACGTAGTAATCGTCCTCCTGCTTGAATGCAATCCGGTCCATGACGGCTTGTTTGGCCACTGGGTCCTTAATGTCTTGAGCCAAGGTCGCCGCGACTCCATATTTCTGATTGTTGAGCTCATTCTCAATCTGTCCGGCCAATTGTTTGGCCAGATAGCGGTCTTGTTGCTCATTGGAGTCGATCACGGCGTTGGTGTACCCAGTGGTGATGGTGCTCTTGGTGTTGAGCATCCATTGCTCGCGCACAGTTTCATCATCAATCATCCCGGCACTGGCCGCTGCGTTCGCTTCTGCGAATTTTTGATATAGCTTAGGGTACACCTCGTAAGCTGGAATGTTTTCGCGTGGGACTTCGACGGTTTCACCATCTGGCCCCACTTGGTTATCGGTGCGGCGGACGTCAATATCGTCCGGGATTTCATCCGGGGTGTAATATTCCTTGCCGGTGTACTTGCCGTGGAAATCCGACATGGACTTGGACATGGCCAGCCCGGCTTCGCGTTGTTGGGCGTCGTCGCGGTCTTTCTTCCAAGCCATGCCTATGTCGGCCAGACGCGATAAAGCACCGGCGGCGGTTTGCAGAGTCTGGTCGGGCTCCACCCTGCCCAACGATTGTACTCCGACGTTAACAGCGGGAGGTAATTTCATATCAGCTCCACCACGATTTTTGCGCAGCCGCTGTGGCGGCTGCGGTCCCCAGATACCCGGCGGCGTTGCCCCATTGGGCTGATGCGGCATTCTTGCCTGCAGTTCTAGCGGCGGATTCCTGCATACTTCCGGCTTTGGAGATCCACTGCAGTTCTTTCTGGTGCTCGTCCCGCAGGCCCGCGAGATATGCATCAACAGACCCGCCTTGGGAACCGCTGGCCGCTGCCCGTGCACGGGCTAGGGCCTCGGTTTTCTGTTGCTCGATTCGAGTGCGGCGGGCCTGCTCCTCAGCCTCCGCTTTTGCGCGAGCGGCGTTCTCTTTACCCGCTTTCTTGGCGTCAACCGCCCCCTTAACGGCGGCACCCGCTCCGATAACCGCCGATACTGCCGTTATCACCGGCAATGCTGCTGCCATATCGTCACCTCTGGATAGTATATACCAAAAAATCCCCGCCGTCAGGGCGGCCTCCGACCATCACACTTTCTATTTGGAACCCCAAAGACTCTATCCACCTGACATCATCCGAGAACCGGGGGTCCACATAGGTTTGGATTCTGTGGATCCCCGCAGCGTCCGATTCGTGGTGCATATCAGCGATGGCGTTCCTCATGGCTTTCGCTAACGAAAATCCCTTCCCTTTTGCATGCTCACTGACTGACCCCCAGACGTGGGCCACCCCCGGCATGACTTCCACCATCCCAAACATAGCCATGGCACCCCACGGAGATTCGACAACTCGAATAGCACAGGACGCCTCTATGGCGGACACCGGCACGTTTTCGTGCCGGGGGTTGTCTATTTTCTGCCCGTTGTACGCAGTGACTATCATAGCTGGTTCTGGTCCAATTCGCCGAATATACCAGCCACCATGCAAGGTAGCGGCAGATCCTGTTCCACTGTCACGGAGCCTGTTTCATCCGGGCTGCCCCCGAACACTAAGACCCCGCCCGTGAGATTGACGTCCCTGAGACCCATGGGGGTGGAAGGGACTCTGGTGGGCGGTCTTTCCCCGTTTATAGTGGGGTAGGCGCTGTCGACCAGTTTTACTCCGACCCTGACCCATCTTTTCTTCGTGGGGGCTGCCGAACCATTCTGCGCCCCAAAATCGGCTGGTAGGGTGGTCAGTCTAGCAGAGTAGTTCAAACCGACTTCTACCGTATTTCCCCCGTATTGTAGCACAATTGCACCAGACGAGTCAACCACCACGTTCGGGTGCACTGCACCATCCACCAACACTCCCACAGTTCTCTCGGACAGGTGCGACAACCCGGTCAAAGTAGTGGAGGATGGGCTTGACCCTATCCGGGTAGATGCATCCAAGAAATGGTTTTCGTCGTACTTTTCGAGTCTGAGCGTTCTAAACCCGTCGGCGTCGGTTCTGCTGACGATGGCGTACAGCAACGATTGGCCATCTTTTTCCAAAGAGCAGATACTGACGAATGAACCGTCAGTGCTGTGGTTGTGCCAACCCATCTGCCCGGTAAATGAATCATACGTGCAGCACAGCAACTTGCCGGTGTCGGTAAGAGCCCAGACCAGCTTTTCCGGGTTTTTGCAGGAACAGACCTGTGATATGGTGTTGTCCTTGGTTATGTGCTCCGAAGAAAAAGTCAAGTCCCGGCTGGACCATGCTTGATCCGTCCACTTGTAATCGGCGGAGTAGACTTTGCGGCCGTCCGGGGACACGTACAACACGGAATTGCCCATTGGAACCGGTTCAGTGGCTCTGCTCCCATTGGAACTTTGCGGGCTCACCTGATAATCGCCCGGAATAATCACGCCCCCATCGGAGGTTATGATATATTCGGTGGTGGCCGTCCCGACCAGCAGGTCCTTATTGCCGCCCAGCCACCGCACAGAGCCACGGCGAGTCATCTCGATTTCCAACGCATCGTCTGCAGTGGCGCCGATGGTGAAGTCATGGTAGTTGGCGGTCCCTGATTTGGAGCCCCACACTGCGTTCGGTTTGGCTCTTATCCCCGACATCCACATACGACCGCCGGAGAAGGTCATACAAGTCGGCCAATCGTCGGTCGCCCATACGGCAGGCTTTCCAGTGAAAGTGACGTCTTCAAGCACCCACGGGGTGGTCCCATCGTAGCGCAATCTTTTCGGGGCCTTGCGTCCGGTGAGAATGTACATGGTTTTCTCGGACGGGTGCATGTAAGTACGCATGCCAACGATATCGGTTTGGGTGTATGTGTGGGCCAAGGTGTACTGCGGGCCGGTTATCACTTTACCCACAGTAACACTGTCTATATCGCGGTATTGCACCCCAAAAACGGCCCCATTGGTGGAATAATCACCGCCTTTGACCAGAACCGTTATGTGGAACGGAACTGTGGCGGAGCCGACCACCCCCATATTGAAAACGCCGGTCACTTCGGTCGACCGCTCAACCCAACCGCTGTCGAACTTGTCGCCAAGGCCAGTGGCCGTGCCGATTTTCACTCTAATCGGCGGATATCTGTTGGATGCGAACCCGGACAGGTCGACACCCTGCAGCGGGTCTTTAGTTCTGACCACGATCTTGTGCTGCGAATTGCCATCAGCAGGAAGAATGGTTTCGACTTTTGATATCCCGATGAAGTCGTTCGGATCAGTCACCGGCTGGATGCGGGCGGCGCCGTTAACCCACCCTACCGTACCTGAAAACCCGCTATCGACCACATTGACCCACGGGCGAAGGGACCCGGACTCGAATTCCGGGTCTTGCGCGATATTGGGCCCCACATTGTTGGCGGAGCCAGTGTATATCTCAACATCGCCGTTGACATTAATTACTACAGGCAGCGCTTCGTCGGGAATGTTGCCCACATCTAATTGGAATGGGAACACCCGCGAATAGTCGCCGGCCAAGGAATCGATATGGGCAAACCCGCCACGGCGGTAGGCCGGACCTTGGCTGGTGACTATGAAGTTGTCGCATTCGGCCAGCCCGGCCCGGTAGCCTTCCACATCGGATTGCGCAAGAAAACGCGGGCTAATTTCGCCCGCGCTGAATCTAGTCTGGAGAGGATTGATCTTAGCCATTTACGCCTCCGGGAGGTCGGGAGTTCCCTCGTACTGGGTCAAATAAGCCGCGATTTTCCGAGCATCTGTCATCATCTGTTCCTCGCGTTGACCAGTACACTGGACCGAACGGATTTGGTCCGGCCTTGGACGCCATCAGAGGCTTTAGCCCCCTCTAGCTCCTGTTTGTAAAGTTGCCACATATCCGTTTTGAGGCCACGGGTCCCAGCAAGTTTGCCCGCCATTTGATACGCCAGATAGGCGGCCAGCGTCTGGGTGAACCCGGCCGAGAACAGCGCAGCGTCAGACACGTTGGCGATATACCGGATTTTAAGTACCTCGGCATCACACATCATATAGCCGGATTCCACCTGCCACTCAGTAGTGTTGGGGGTCGTGGCTGGGCTGATGCCGATAGTGCTTTTGTCGAAAGCTTCGACCACCGTCAGGCAGTCAGACGGCAACTTAAACTTGGCGGAATATCCGAAATCCGGGGGAGTGGCAGATTTCGCCAGCTCGCGACGGAGTATGGCAAAGGACCACTCAGAGTCGGCCAACACTTTCTGTCTGGCTTGGTCATAGAAAGTGCCGCAAGTCCTCGATGGGACAGTACCGTCCGTGAAAGACAAAATAGGGTCGACCCCCAGATGACCGAGAGCTATGTTGCAAATCTCAACAGCACTGGAGGCCATATATTACTCCTTGTCGCCACTGGCAGCAGCGGCCAGAGCGGCGGCAACCGGGTCTTTAACGTCGGATTTAGAGCCTTTCACTTCCGGCTCTTCTTGCTCAACTTTTACCGGCTCAGCGGGCTCGAAACTTTTGATGCATTCGAGTTCGATTTGCATCGATTCCGAGATTTCTTCTGCGGTGCGGCCTTCGGCAAACATACGCTCGATCACTTTAATGTCGTGAAGGTTTGCGCCTGATTTCATCATGGTAATGTCCTCCAATGAACAAAAAAGGCGGAGCCGGAGCCCCGCCAAACCGCCCTGCTGTTAAGCGATAGCGTTCTTGACTTTCAGATGGACGATGTGTTCATCTTCGGTACGGACCGCGCCCATGGTCATCGCGGCGTAAATGCGCCATGCGAAGGACAGGCTCGGGTCTTCGGCAACTTTGGCAGTGATATCGCGGTTGACTTGGAAACCCAGTGCGCGCTTGGTGAAAGCCAAGCAGCTGATTTGACCGGCGACCGGGGCGAGCAAGCGGTTGGATACCACCCAGTCGAAGCCCATCCAATTCGGCAACATACCGGTGGCCAGAGCCTTGGAGTTCTGGTAGTCGCCGGAGGTGACTTCCATCAGGGACATCAGCTTGCGCTGAACGGTCGGGCTGATGACCATCACTTTCGACTCGTCCGGATCGATATCGTTCTTGTAGAACTTCTCCTGCACTTCCAGGATGTTGTCAATGGAAATGACGCCAGTGCCATCACCGACAACCTGACCGGCCGGGAAAGTGGAGGTGGTGCCATCGCCGTTGAGCGCGGTGCCGGTGGCAGCGGCGATCAGGATGTCGTCGATCTTGCGCTTCATGCCGTTGGCGATGGCCGCCGACACGTTGGAATTGGGGTCGATCAACATCTGTACGACGTCTTCCTGCTCAACCGTCTCACCCATGTGGTAAGTTTGAGCAAGGGACACCCGGCGGGACCACGGCAGGTCGGAGGTCGGGGTGGCAACACGGGCAGCGGCTTTCAGGGAAGCTTCACCGGAACCGAGACGTTCCCAGTTGTGTTTTTGGCCGTCAGTCGCTTTTTCGGTTACGAAGCGGCGCAGACGGGTATCGGCTTGTTGGGAAATGTGACGAACATTGCGTTCGAAAGTCTGGATATAGACTTTATCGATAGTGATAGCCATGATTCGGCTCCTGTTTAAGTTGAGTAATTGGCATATCGCGCTCGGACCCAGCGGCTACCCGAACTTTTGATGCGACGGACCGAAATGGCTACCCGTGCTAGATTTTAGTATAGCACGGGTTTCGGTTTTAGTCAATTATCTCCCGGCATCAGCCAAACGACCAAGCTCCACCATAGTGTCCATGGCGCGTCTGTGGTCAGGGTGGCCAGCGTCCCAATACGGATGCTTACGGTTGCCCATGATCTCGTCAATGCGGGATTGGGCCTCGCTGGGGGTCATCTTGCCAGAGCCGCCTTGGTCGTCGGCGATCTGCAGGTTGCCGCCCATCCGGCTCGCCATGCTGTGGAGCCATTTGAGCGCTTCGCCGTTGACCGCCCCGCCCTTGATGGCTTCTACAAACGCCGCCGGGGCCCCGGTGCTTTCAGCCAGCTTGAGCGCTTGAGCCGTGCGCTCCTCGAACGCAGCCCCCCACTCTCTGTGCAGAGCTGCCCGGCTCTGGTTGAGAGCTTCTTGCTGTGCTTGAATGGACGCCGCATCGGCTGCCAGAACTTCGGACAGTACGCCCTTGAATTGGTCCTTAGTCAGGCCGTGTTTGTGGGCGATGTCGCGGAATGCTTCGATCCGGTCTTCGGGTACGAATGCCTTGGCCTCTGCCGGAATTTCCGGGGCTTCATACAAATTCTTATCATCCGGGCGTCCCAATGCAGCCAGAACAGCATTCAGGGATTCCGGGTCGTCACGGTTGGGGCGGGGGATCAAGTCCGGCGCGTGTTTGACCAACTTATCATAGAATGCCTTTTTATCCGCTTCGCTAGCATGCTCAGACGGAACGCGAATGGCATTACCCAGATAAGCTTGCTGGTCCACGAATTGCTTAGCCAAGGATGCGATATCCTTGACCGATTTCAGGGATTCCGACGCTTTGAGGTCGTCCGGAAGGGCCGCTCGCCAGTCAGCATTGGCCGGAGGTTGGCCATTACCGGCGCCGCCATTGTCTGCCGGGGGCTGGCCGCCAGCACCGGCGCCATCTGCGCCTGCTTCGTTATAGTACTTCAACAGCATGTTGCGGAATTTCATACCTTATCTCCTGCCTTCAACATTTGACGGATGTAGACCACCACATCACGGCGGCCTAAATTATAGTGCGTGGAGTACGGGTCGCCGGGGGCTAGAAGGTTGTCCCGGTCGAACTCGTGCTCCAATGCGGCTAGAACCTTCTTGCCGTCCTCGGTGTTAAACACCATTTTGAACAGGTCGATTTTTCTGGCCAACTCCAATTTTACATCATCTACGGTTTTCATGCAATCATCCCTTTAGACTTTGGGCTGCCTTACCCAACGATTCACCGGCCTCGCCAGCCATTTTAGCCTGCTCCAGTGCCATCATCTGGGACTGCGCCTGCTGCTGCTTCTTGCGGTCAGCGGCGATTTTGGAGGCCGATTTCATGTATTTAGCCGGTACGTTGAGCACGTTGGCGTGATCACGGACGATCAGCTCCCAGTCCGGGAATTCCAGCACTTCCGGCTTGATTTCGGCCATCTGCGCCACCATGCCCAGCCAACGTTCGGTGGACGCCGCAACGTCGGACTTCTGAGCACGAGCCAACGGGCCAACATACTGGATGTCCAAGTCGGACTCGTTGTTGAGCACTTCCGGACGCTCCGGCAGTGCGCCGTTGCGGTACATGATATTGAATGTACGGCTCAGCAGCGGGTCCAGGAAGTCGGACATCAAGCGGCCCAAGGTGGGGCCAAGCAGTCGTTGCATCAGTTCATAGCGCACTTGAACTTCGGTCGCCGTCATCGCCGGGGAGTCTTTCAATTGGAGCTGGTCCACATAGAATGCCCGGTTTACGGAGTCTTTCAGCTTCTCACGCTGGAGCTCTGACACGTCGAAACGAGCGCGAGACTCGTACGGCTTGATGCTCCCCTCGATATCACGCACCACAGTCATGCCGCCCGGAGTCAAGTCGAGGTCTGAAATCAGGCCGCGCTCTGTGACCAGTGTGGCCGGGTCAACGACTTTCTCGCTTGAGCGAATGATAAGCTCTACCAGCTGATTGAGGGTCATTATGTCCGGCAATGCGATCATGGCCGGGCTATTGCCCCACTTGCTGTCGGAAGTCTTGCGCCAGCGCGGGATGAAAGCAGGCATCTCGTAATAGCCGCCCTCTTTCAGCTTGTCGCCGGTTTTGAGCAGCACGTACTTGTAGCCGTACTTGCGCGATTCTTCGGCCACTGGGCCTTTCGCTTCTTCGGAGTATTCGCCTTTCTTGCGCTTGTACACGCAGAATACCAAGTCGTGCTTCTCCATTTTACCGGCTTCGGCCAGTTCACGGATGTGGGCGGGTACTTTGTCTTCGCCGAACTTGGACACGATCTGCATCGGGGTCCAGGACAGCTTGCGGTAGAAATTGAGCAGCATGCCCCTGTGGCACTCGTCGAAGTAGCATTCCTTAATGGGGATGCTGCTGAACACCAGCTCCACTGCATTGTCCGAGCTTTCCTCGTACTCTTCGACGATGACCGAGCTGCCGAATGAGGTAAGGTCGGTGTAAGTCTCGGCGGCTTCGAGGTTGAAGTTCGAATCCTGCAGAGCGTAGTACATCCGGTCGCTCACTTCTTCCAGCCACGCTTTAGCTTCGGTGTTGGTGTTCAGCTTCTCATTGCGGAAACGAAGTTGGAACCAACGGATGGCCGGGGAAGTTAGCGAGCCGTGGATGGAGCTGGCCAAAGTCTGGTTGGCCATAATGGCAGTGGAGTCATAGACGTTACGGGTTTTCCACTCGATGGAGCCCTCGGTCTTGTTGTCCTGAAAGAAACGGCCCCGGAATGGGACCACGAATTGCTCGATCATTTCCCACGTGCTCTCAATCGTGCTGCGCTCGGACACGTGCATGTTGAAGCGTCGGATGATTTCACTGCATTCCATAATTATCTCCTGAGAGCCCGTTTAACTTTGAACCGTTGTGATGGTGCGCCTTTCTTCCCGCCAGTCGACGGGCCGTAGTCCTGCCAGCCGACCGACAGATACCGCATGGCGTCTGCAGGGTGGGATGCCCAGTCGTGGAGCGGGTTGTCCCGGAACAATTTCGTTTTTTCGTCATATTCCCGGCGGTATGAGGCCAGACCGGCCAGAGCCCCTTCTACCTTTGGTTTATTGAATCTTGCGACACGAATCATGGCGCGGGTGGCGTCAATGCCGTCAGCCACGGATAGCTTCGGCACGATGTCGAAATTCAATCCTAACATGGCCGCAAACTCGCGTCTAGTTTTGCCCGTAGTCCAATCGTGGTTTTCCAAGTCGTGCGGGCCCCAATGCTCCTCAAAGTCATACGGCAGAGCGCGCAAGTCGCGAATCCACGTGTCGAGGGACTTGTTTCTCCCTTCGAGGTAATCGATGATGATAGGCTTGCCATCATCCCCGCGCTGGGTGATGTAGATGGAGGTAGCATCCCGGAAGCCGATATCCCACCAAGTCTGGCAGCGCTTGCCGGGGTCGTGCGGGTAGTCGCCAATGCGGCCTTCAAGTTCGGCTTGCTTGAGCTCGATGGTGTAGAAGGCGCCTTCCATGCCCGCATCCCAAGAACAGTAAAATTCTTGCTGTATTTTCTCCTCGGACATCCCGGAATCGCGTTCCTCCTGAATGTGCTCGGGGAGAATGATATGAGTGCCATCGGCATTGTAGGTGTCATCCACAGTAAGCAGCGACGAAAACCAGCGCGGATTCTTGAGCGCAGCATCGTACAGCATCTTACCGTGGTTCTTACCACGGGGGGTGTAGATGAACATCGCCCAGCCACCGTTTTCCGCAAGGATGGGGCGGAGGTAGTCCCACGCAGCCGGGTCAGCAATCGAGTACTCAGACATGATTACGCCCACGGGGTTGGTGCCCACAAGGGAGTCATAGTTGTCCGACCCGACCACCTGCCAGATGGAGCCGTTCTTGAGTTTAATTTTCATTTCAGACTCGTTAACTGACTCGCGCATATCTTTTGGGAAAGCTTGGTCGATCATTCGGCGACCGTATTTGTCGATGCCGTCCCAGATTACCTTGCGCCCCTGCTTGATAGTGGGGAGCATGTGCCAGATAGTGCCGACGCGCATTTGGCTGGCCACTGCCCCCAAGTTCAGGCAGCAGGAGTCCTTACCTGCCCGGCGATGCCATACGCACACCGCTCGTTTCCTGTCCAGTCCACCAGTCAGAAGGTACTGGAAAAGCTGGCGTTGGTATCCGCGAGCTTCCCATTGATGTGGCAGTGAAATGTTACTCATTGCCCAGCTCTCCTTCGATAGTGACGCCCACGTTCTTTTCCTCAATGCCGAGGGCCTTGAGGTCGATGCTGATGTTCACGGAGGCGGAGCCGCCGCTGCCGTCTGCATAGAACTTGGTGGATTTGCCGAGCTCCACTAGAGCGCGGGTGGCGTCTGCAGAGTGGAACTTCTTGGCCAGGAATTGCGCCCCATCCTTGTCCACCATCGCCACCTCTTCCTCGCCCATGAGCTTGGGCAGCATTTCAAGCCATTTGGTCCGGATGAAGTCTGCGTTGATGGTGGTGCGGATCTGCATCTGCTCCTGCAGATCCGCAATCAGGGCCGCCACCAACGGCTCACGAGAGATTGCCAGCCCCTTCTGCGGAGGAAACCCGGCCCGGTCTGCCGCCCGGCGGTGGTTGTAGTCTTCGAGGTAATAGTAAGCGAACATCCGCTTCTTGGGGTCGAAATCAGCCCACGCATTTTCGCGGTGGGAGACAATCTGTTTCGCCATCGCTTTGTAGTCGGGTAAGTCGCTCTTGTTCGACTCTATTGAACTCGGCAAGTCGCTCATAGTATGCCTCCAGCAGGCGGTTATTCAAAATGTACTCACGCCATTCAAGTTGTTCTGGGTGCCACGCCATACGCTTCGTGAGCTTTGGCAGTTTCCCGGCCCACGGAGCAGGTCTTTTTGCTTTCATCCTGTCTCCTCCAGTTCAGTATTATGAGGCCCACTCGATGGAATGGGCCTTAAATACTCTATCGCGTTTACTGGTACGGTTCGCCGCCATGAACCGCTCCGACCTTCTCGATGCTGTCGACCCGGCGTTCCAGCGTACTGATAGCCATGTCTTGCGCTTCGTCCTTGTTTCTCTGCTCCTGCTTGATTAGCTTCATGTCCTTGTCGGCCATGGCCTGAACGGAAAGCATGGTCTGTTCGACCACTATCAGCTTTTCCTTCATGCTCATAACTGTCACAAGGACGAGAACCACACAACCAGTGAGGGAGGCGTTTACCAGAGTGTTGACCCAATCCGGAAAGGAGTGGGTCGGCCCTTTGTTTTCCATCGCGCCCATATTGAAGTCGCCGACCGCGACGATCATGTAGCGGTCCAGGTCGAGTTCCAGGCCGCAGCGTTCCTCGTCCCAGCGCATGGACTTCTTGAGCGCGTGCATCGCGAAGCCGCCGCCGGCGAGCGCCTCGAAGATGCGGCGCTGGAGCTGCTC